GACGAAACGGCTGATATTGGCGCCTTCAGTTCTCCTTAGAGCGCGAATTGCACCGATCTGGGCTGCCTTAATATAAGGAATTTCCAGCAGTGACGGGCCTTTATAGGCGCTATCATTAACAGTTTTATCGCAATCAACCACAAGCGACTGACTGTTAAGATTACCAAGGGCAGAAAGGTGATTTGCAAGGCTATCTGTTTTCGATACCACAGTAACGCCATCCAAAACGTTGTTGGATACATTAAACCGAGCATCAAGAAAATCCTTGACCTCATCATAATTATCATAAGGCCAAACGATAGTCTGATAACGCTTGTCACCAATAAGATCAAAAATATCAGTAACATCAGGATCAGTAGCACCGTCACTCATTGCAGTTACTGAATAGCTGATACCCGGTACATTACCAGTAACCTTAATGCCAATGGTATTGCCAACAGTTCCAGCATTAACAGCAGCAACAGTAACATTACCAGCACTGTTTGATCCGGTTGCTGGCACATATTTATCACCAGACATTAACGTCACAAGAGCAGCACCAATATCATCAGCAGTATCATCATAATCAACACTGATAGTAAATTCGTGATTTACTTTGGAGCCAATTACTGCTTTGAGAGTACCTGCTTCAGTTGCAGTGCCAGTGAAAATAACGTTACCATCAGCAGCATCAGCATAATCATCATCTTCAAGGGCGATAGCATCCATTATCGTGACCTTGTTAAGTTTTTTCGCTTGTCTTATCATCCCTGCAAGCTGCGCTCTGGCGCCAAATTTTGAATCCTCTGAATTATCATTCAAAAGATTTTCAATAAGCGTGCCTGGCGTTTCATTACCAGCATCCAACATTTGACCAACAAACAGAATACGCTGCGGTTCGTTGGAAATGTCGGTAGTAGCTGGAACAATATTAACCGTAACATCCGGTTGGCTTACTATGGTCATATTTAAACTCCTACCATTTTAGGGTAATGGCTGATCATCCAAGTTTACTGAACCAGTCAGTTCCTCACTTCCAACATCGACGCCCATAGTGAAATCAATATCTCTGAACGCAACGTTGAAATCTTCACCAACTGAATCGCCATAGGTCAGTTGGGCTATTGATTCAAAATTAAATTCGTGCACATAATATGGGCCAATATATTGATGTATACCATGTGACACAAAAGTTGTTTGAAATTCCCTTGAAGCAGTTAAATAAGTATTGAATCTTGCACCAAGAACTGCTCTGCAAAGATATGACATAACATCTTCCATATCATCCCTTGCATCTCTACCAGCATATTGCTGAGTAGTTGGAGCAATACAATAAATGCTTATTGGTTGAATAAGTTTCTGATAAAGGGCGACGCCAGTTGCTCTAGTAGCAGTGGCATCATTCTGTATATCACGATCTTTACTGGCAACTGTATCACCAAGAACAACACATAACCAAAATTCATTTATTTCTTGGCGAGAATACGCATCCAAAAATTGATCAATATCTGCTGAACCAGTAATCCTATATCCATAAAACATAAATGGGCTGCCAGCAGCATCTAATGGTAATGCTTTATCAATAGAATAAGTAAACTGTGTATCATTTAACACAGTTATTTGCTTTAATCCATTATACCCGTATGAAGAAGCATCAATAGCAATAGGAGAACCAGTGGCTGAAGTAGCTCCTGAATCCTCAGTCTGTAATTTGAAAGTTCTTCTATTTGATACTGCTATTAATGGAAATTCTCCATTAAATTCTGATTCTGCTGCGCCTTGTATATTAACATTATCCTGATAATTCTCGGTCAAATCATGATCTGATACTGTGGTGCAAGTTACTTCTTCACCAGATCGGATCATTGATGATATTGCTATTGGGCTTTTAGCACCAAGAACATTAACAATCTCACCAGTTGATCTACCATGAGGAATAGAAGTAGTAGCAGTTGATGTAGTTCCAGAAGATGTGATACTAGTTATCTGAATTTTGTTAGTAAACAATTCAGTATAATTAGGAATCCTTGCCATCAACTGTAATATAACATCTTTGGCTTTCATTTCTTCAAATTCCTTGATATCTCAGATTCAAAGTAGCCAATTGAATTCCTTTCTTCGGCTTTAACAGCATTACCAAGACCAGGTCTTGGCTCCATTTTATTTGTTCCATCCTCAAGAAAAGCAGAATAATCAGCGCGACCACCAAACTCCATTTCCTTGTGGCCTCTTATCTGAAAGCCAATTTTCCTTCTATAATTACCAGAAAGATTGGCTGGTGATTCACCAGGTGCTGATGCTCTGTGCCTTCTATAACGTTTTCCTCTTCTGATGAGATAAACTCTACCAGTTTTATTTTTACTCAATATCTGCTTACTAGCAGTTCTGCGTAGACTTGAGCCAAGACGAAAGAAACCCTGTCGAATACCACGCCTGGTACTCTCATCAATTTTATTGATTATGATATACACAGTTTTATTGCCGTGCCCTTCATGCATCTCAATCATATTTGATTAACAGGTATCTCTCTTGGTCCTCTCAAAGTACATTTAAGTTTGATGAATTCATAACGATTATCAAGATTTTCAGTTGGCAGTATATCAAGCAAAGTACCATCAACCAACTCAATATAATCTTCAGAAGTTATACCATCAAACCACCTGATAGTTATTTCATGGGTAACAACAGTCTCTATATTGTTGCTGTCAAAGAAAGTCTCGCCTTCAACAGTGTTAACCAAAGCCCAAACAGTACGCTTTGGCGTAAATTGTTCGGAAAAATCAACTCCCCCATTACCTGGAGTTTGTATACTACGCAAATGAATGATAATCCTATCATTCATATCACCAACAGAAGGCTGGCGTTTCTTCTTGCGAATTTTAATACAAGTAGGCATTATATTCTCTGCTTACGAAAAACACCATACATATCAGCAGCTCCTGATTTTCTTGCTCCATCATCAAGATCATCACAATCGCCGCGATTCATATACATATACAGGCAATGTCTTTTTAAAGCCTGCAATATAGTTGGCGTATCATAATATGCCATCGTTGTAAAAGAAATCCTTATTGCATGATCAACTTCATCAGTATTAGTTGGCCACGATTTATCTGATCTCAATATAATCTCTGCGCTATTGAGATTCCTTTTCAAGTAATATAAATCAGTAGATACTGTAACAAATGAATCATCAACAAGATGCTCTATAGAGTTAATTGTATCAACTGGCGCTCTGCAAATAGTTATACGACTTGAAAAACAATCCAACAAAAGATTATAATTGTTGGCTCTAAATTCCTTGCTAGTATACTGTTCACCCCAAGAGGTGCAAGCATCAATCAAATCCTGAATGATATAATCATCAGCATCAATGCTATCCATTTTGGCCCACGACTTAAAGTCACCCAAGCTTAATGGAGATTCACCCCTTGAGGTTACTTGGTATAGCTGTGGCATTAGTTTTCAGCCCTCTCTTTGTCTCTTGACCATGGCGTATTTCTCAAAAATGATGGCCCTTCATTTTTATCATTGTTATCCTCGCCTTCACCTTCACCTTCGCCATCTTCATCTTCATCTTCATCTTCATCTTCTGATTCTTGTTTTACTGCAGCCTCTTTGTATGGCTCTGCCTTTCCAAGATCGTTGATAAGAAGGTCAGCCAGCTGTGTAGACACCGTCTCAGACTTACCTTTTCTGCCTTGAACAAGATGACCACCATGTTGAGGAAATTCGGTGACGTCATAATCTTCTTTGAAAACTACTTTACGCATGTTTTACTCCTTAACCCCATTAAAATCTAGGAGAGCAGCATAAACTGCTCCCCCAGATAACGGCCATTACACCTGCTCTTGAGTGGGCATGGTTTTCGGATGACCAAACACAGCAATGACGCCAATAATAACAACGCCAGTGTCTGTATTTGTTGATACCAGCGAAGCGCGAATATAACGCTTTTTACTGATCACGCCAGTCCGCAGCGGCGAGTTATCCTTGTACTCATCAATCTGGAAAAGAGAGCCAAGGATATTGTCAGCAGGCACATCCTGTGCATCGCCCAGATCAGATTCATCGCCTTCTTCAACCTTCAGCGTATACTCACCATCAGAAATACCCGTTGCAATACCCATAAGGTCAAGAGATTCATAACCTTTGGTATCAAGGATATTACCCTGTGTGGTAGTATCAGTGCTGATTGAAGTAAAATCAACGGCTGCTTCACCCTTGATTCTATGATGTAGGTCCATTTCCATTTCAATTCACCTCTTCAGTTGTTGGTTGGTCCTTGGATTACAGGGCGCTCTTGACCTTCAAAAGCTTGATGGCTTCAGGAAGGATCACACGACCAGTATTCCAGCGGTGGATGGTGAATTCAATGATAGCCTGTTTCTTCTTGGTAAGGTTATCACGAACCACGCTGGTTCCAGTGCGATCGATGATCGTGTAGCCACGACGGAAATCACCAAACGCAACCGAATAGGCATTGTTATTGATATCCGGCATGCTGGGCATGATCACATAAGGGAATCCATTGATGGTGTTGGAAACCGGACCATTCAAACCAGGCTGCCACAAGAAACCACCTGAAGCATCACCAGCGCTGACGGCATCAGCGCGCTTAGTACGCAGGATAGCCAGCACGCGACGATTCAGCATATAAACTGGATTGTACCCAACCTTCAGGTCACCAGTCAGCAGAATCATATCTTCAGCACTGATAGCATTAGCAGCTTCAGTTT